ATACTTCAAATGCAAGATTAAAATTGGAATCAGAATTATGATAGTAACATCAGCAAAATATTATAAAAATGGAACATTAGATAAAAATATATCTATAACAGCAACAATAGGTGGAGTTGAATATTCAGTCCCGATAGATGAAAGTAATTCACACTACCAAGCAATTCAAGAATGGGTATCAGCAGGTAACACAATAGAGGAAGCAGACTAATGAGTAGTATTAAATTAAAAGGTTCTAGTTCAGGAGAAGCTATTTTATCAACAGATGCTACTGCAACAAAAATAACTGTAGATAAAAATGTTGACATAACAGGAAAAGTTATAACATCAACACAATCACAAGTACAAGCTGTTTCTGATTCTAGTGTTGTTACAGTAAATAGTGATACTGCAACAACTCTTGCAAGTGTATCTATAACAACAACAGGTAAACCTGTATTGTTAATTGCTTCAGGAAACTCGAATCCTGCACAAACAGGTGGGTTCTTTTTATACAGACTTTATAGAGATTCAACTGAAATAGGTAAAAGACATAAGGCAGAGAATGGTGGGACAGCATCTCAAAACTTTGTTTTTGCAATCAATCACATTGATACACCATCAGCAGGAACTTATACTTATGCTATAAAAGCATATCGAGGAGGTGGAACACACACCTTTGGTGAAGACGGAGATGTCGAGGGTGCAATAATAACTGCATGTGAAATATTATGAGTAGTGTAGTAGCAAAAGCAATTTTAAGATTAGAACCAAACGCACAGTTTGCAGTCTTTGGTAGTAAAGATAGCTATACGATTAGATGGGATAGCAAAGATATAACACAACCTAGCCAATCTGATTTAGATGCAAGTATTGTTGAAGTAGAAAAACTTGATTATCAATTGAAAAGATTAAAAGAATATCCTGATATTGGAGACCAATTAGATGACTTATATTCTAAAGGTGCATTCTCTGATGATATGAGTGCTAAGATTAAAGCAGTTAAAGACAAATATCCTAAAGGTTAATTATGAAAATGACCTTAGAGCAACTCGCAGAAAAAATAGATGCACTAAGTAGTCGTATGGATAAAGTAGAATCTAAGGTTGATGATTTAACATCAGTAATAAACAAGAGCAAAGGGGTAATCGGATTTTTAGCATGGGTAGGTGGTATCCTTGCAATAATATATAACATCTGGAAATGATATGGGATTCCCGATTGAGCTAATTTCAATGCTTGTCTCAACTGTGCTAGGTGGAATACTTTCCATCATGGCTCAAAAGACCAAAGATAAAGCAGAAGAACAAAAGATGCTCATGCAAAGAGCAGAATTTCAATCACAGCAATTTGATAAAGCAAGAGAAGTAACAGATGCATTTACTAAGAATACTCGTAGATGGATAGCATTGTTATGTGTTATGGCAATTATTGTTCTACCCAAACTTGCACCATTCATAGACCCAAATCTACCCATTTATGTAGGTTATACAGAGACAGTACAAGAGGGTTGGTGGATATTTGCAAGTGATGTAGACATGACACAATGGAAACCAATGTCAGGATTAGTTATTACACCATTAGATACTCATGTGGTCAGCTCGATTATAGGATTATATTTTGGTGGTTCACTTGTTAGAAGATGAAACCTGAATTATGCACATTGAATTATGGTATTGCAGTTTTCTGTCTGATGCTTATTTTATATATTATTTTCAAGGATGATAAATGAAAAAATTATTTATATTATTATTTTTCAGCTCACTAGCATTAGCCGATGCGACTAACAATGGTGCTAATAACATCAATCAAACATCGACAAGTGGCTCTCAGACTTCGATAAGTGGTGGATATTCACAAGAAACTACTAATAACTACACAGGTGGTCAAACTAATTCGACAACAAATTCTACCCAAAACACAACCAATTCAAACCAAGAAACTGCTGTCAATCCTGCCAATGCACCTGCTATGTCAGTTTATGGGACAGGTGGGGATAGTTGCTCATTAGTGATATCAGGTGGCATCACAGTTATGGGTGTATCTTTCTCAGGTGGTGGTTATGTTATCCAAGATGAAAATTGTATAAGATTGAAGCTAAGTAAACAACTCCAAAGTCTTTCAATGTCTGTTGCATCCATAAGCATATTATGTCAAGACCCAAATGTATTTGAAGCAATGTATACAAGTGGCACACCTTGCCCTGTCATGAAAGATGGTAAAAGTCTCATTGGTGAAGATGCTATGAAAGTCATTTATGAGAGCAGGAAAGATACAGATGACAAAGTAGAACAGTACAGAAGATACAAAGAAAGTCTAAAAAGATGAGATATCTATTTTTATTATTGATACCACTTACAGCTTTAGCAGAGATAAAGACAACAGGCAATCTTATCGTAAATGGTAATTGGGAAACAGGCAATACAAATGGTTGGACAGTTAGTGGTGATGTTCAGGTTATGAATGACTGTTGTTCTAACAACAACTCACAATACGATTTAGAGTTCGGTGATTCAGGAACAATATCCCAACAGTTCAAGCTTTATTCAGACACAGTTACAGAGCAAATGCTCGATAATGGACATACAAAAATAACAAGTTCTATACTCTCACAAAATGGTGAAGGTGGTTCTTTCCCTGCTTGGAATAGAAATGGTGATGCAGACAGTTGGACAGTCAAGCTAGAAATAAAAGATAATAATTCCAATATCCTGAACTCAGTAACCCAAACAAGGACAGAGACCACAGATATATATGGAATTGTATACACCAATTCTGTCAGCTATACAGGTGCAGGAAGTCGTGTGGGTAACATTGAGATAAGCTCACAGGATGCATCTGCTCCGGCATTTATGGGGTCAACAAATATTGATGATGTGTCAGTTGTGCTAGAATACGATGACACAGTTCTTACTGCTGTACAGACCCAAGCTATACAAAACACATTCACAGAATTAGAAGAAGTCATCGAGCTTACCGAAGAATTCATTCCTGAAGAAGTAGAAAATCATGTCATAAAAGAAATCGTTTTAGAAGAAGTTATTACCGAGTTGCCTGTCATAATAGAGACATTTGAGATGACAGAAGAAGAAGAATTTATACAAGAGACTTTAGTCTTAGCACCTGAAATAATTCAAGAGACAGAGATAGTCGAGACAGAAGAAATAGTTGAGGAGACTATTGAGGTAGCTGAAGAAGTATTCGAGGAGATAGTAGAATCTCCTGTAGAAGAATCTAACATCGAGGAAGCAAATGAAACAGAGATTGTCGAAGAAACAGAAAGAGATACAGAAGTGGATGAAAGCAACGAAACTGCTGTCGCAGAAGAAACCGAAACACAGGACAACGACAGGAGTGTTGAAACCGAACTAACAGTAGATGTTGCAGATATCACAGCAAAAGTACAAGAAAAAATTAAAACTACAGAAGGACAGCTCAAAGCTGTATCTTTGATTGTGGCTAAGGTAATGTCACAAAACAATAGTAAGATAGATGCATACTCACAAGTCAATGCTGAGATATTCAAGCAACCTGTTATAATGGACAGGAACATTGACACATACATAAATCAGACATATGTTGATGTTAGGAATATATATAACGATAGAACATACGAGGATAGACAAGATTGGATATCAAGATAATAAGTGGCATAGTTGGTGTAGTTTTCACATTCGGAGCTTTATTTGTTCAAGTGGGTGAAGTGCTTAATAGACTTTCAGCACTCGAAAGTAAGTCTGCTCCTGATACAACAATCATCGAGCAAGATGTAACTACATTGAAAAGTGAGGTCGCTGTACTTAAAACAAAGATAGAGGAGATGAAAGCTAAAAACAGCAATCCATTGATGAGATGACTGACTTAGCATTGATTGTTGCTTTATTAGTAGCAATTTATATTATTTTCTACCCTACGAAAGTGAGAACAAAGTGGGTAAGACCTGAGCTATCAATAATTGAGTTATTGTTCGTAATCATAGTATCATATATCATAGTAAAGAAATTATTTAGTTGAGGACACAATGGCAGGATTATCAGTAGTAACAGCAGAAACAGCTCATGCAATCACAAGCACAGAGGTTAAGAATTGGCTAAGAGTAGATGGTAGTGATGATGATACAGTCATAGGTAATCTTGTTATTGCATCTCATAATTGGGCAAAAAGATACACAGGTAGAAGTTTGACAACACAAACACTTAAAATGTCTATCGATTCTATTTATGATGCAGACATACCTATCAAAGAAGGTAGTTATGTTGGTATAGACCAAGACATCACACGAAGAAGTATCATATTGCCACAGTCTCCTGTTGCATCAATATCGAATGTAAAATACTACAATGATGAAGATACAGAAAGCACATTTGCATCAAGCAGTTATTATTTAGATTCAGCAAGTGTACCTGCTAAATTTGTTTTAAGAAATGGTGAGAGTTATCCAACAGGTTTACGAGTGGCTAATGCATTAGAGATTACTTATGTAGCAGGATATGGTGGTGTAAATGATGTACCACAAGATATCAAACATGCATGTCTGATTTACACAGCATGGTTATTTGAACACAGAGGTGATGGCACAGATAGAAACTCAGCACCTTACCAAGCTACACAACTGTTACAACCTTATGTAATAAGACAGTTCAGTACACATCCTTACAGAGGTACAGCTCACTATGGTGGTATGGTCTAATGTCTTTGATTGGAGAAATGAGGAATAGGATTACGATACAGACACTAGGGGGTTCACAAGATGCAGGTGGTGGTCAGTCATCATCTTTCTCGACACTAGCGACAGTATCAGCAAAAGCTGAGAATCTAAGTGGTGGTGAGGGCATCTTTGGAGACCAACTCAGAGGTACAGCAAGTTATAGATTCACTATAAGATATAATTCATCAGTCACAGAAAAGAATAGAATATCTTACAACTCTAAAACTTATAACATCACACACATCAAAGATATTGATGAAGGCAGGAGAAAATTCCAAGAAATACTTGCAACTGAGGGTGTAGCAACATGATTAGTGTTAAGATAAGTAACACAATTCCCAAAGCAACCAAAGAAGCTGAACAGTTGATTACAAGAAATGCTGTAAGGCATGTAAATAGAGTTGCAAACTACTTTAGGAATGAGATTACAAAAGACATGAGAAATACACCTAAAACAGGTAATGAATATAAAAGAGGTAACAAGAC